ATTGCTACTGAGGCAGACGCAGCGGAAGCATTAGAAGTTACCAAGATATATAGAGACGCTGGTTTCGTTGGTCCTGTGTACTTGATGCCAGTTGGTGGTGTTGAAAGTGTATATTCAATGAATAATCGCAATGTAGCATTATTAGCAATGCGGCATGGATTGCGATACAGTGATAGATTACAAGTACCACTGTTTAAGAATGAATGGGGAACTTAATGGCGGCAAAGAAAACACCTGCAAAGAAAACTGCAGCTAAAAAGACAGCAGCAAAGCCTGTAGCACCTAAACTCAAAGTTGGTGCCAGTGCCAAGGATGCTGCTACAAAGCGAGGTGAGCCATACGTTAATGTGACTAGTGTAGAAATAGATCCAGACAACGTAGAGAATGGTGCATTTGAACTAGATTGGAATGATATCTTTGTAGCACGTTTGGTCAAAGCAGGATACAAAGGTCGTGATGATGCACAAATAGTTGATCAGTGGTTCCAAACTATTTGTCGTAATGTACTTGCAGAGAATTATGAGCAGTGGGAAGCCAATCAAGTACCTGAAGCACGTATTATACAAAAACGTGATCTAGGTGATGGACGTAGCGAGGTCTCTTGATCCTTTATGTAAATGGTGACAGTCACAGTGCAGCCGCAGAAGCGGCTGTTCCCTATGCGTTTGCACAAGACGACAGTTTATACTATGCCTTGGGTCGTCAGCCACATCCAGAGAACGAACGTGTCAGCTATGGTTGCAATGTTGCTAATCAACTACGGGCCATACTACACATTGATGCTGAGTCAGCCAGCAGCAATGCAAGGATCATTAGAACCACATACCAATACCTAAAAGATGAAGGCACACCAGATGCCATCATAATTGGTTGGGCCACCTGGGAACGTGAAGAATGGTTGCACAATGGTGAGTACTATCAAGTGACTGCAGGTGGCACAGACATGGTTCCAGATGAACTAATGCCCAAGTATAAAGAATGGGTCGTTGCTGCTGCGGATCGTTATGCCGAAAATGAAATTAGGCAGCACGAAAGTATTTGGCAGTTCCATAACATGCTCAAAGATTTAGCAATACCACACTTGTTCTTTAATACCTATTCGTGTTTCTCCCATATTAGACAAAACGGTTTGGCTCAATATGCGTGGGGCAACAATTACGTGGATCCATATTTGGAAGAATCCACTTATTATCATTGGCTCAAACAGAATGGATACCAAACGGTAAATCCCAATTCATACCATTTTGGTGCAGACGCACACGACAAATGGGCAGATTTCCTCATGCCCCGCTTGACACAATTGTTATAATATGCTATTATTACTACATGAGATATCTAATCGTAGACACCGCAAACACATTCTTTCGTGCCCGTCATTCAGCTCATCGTCAATCGGACACTTGGGATAAATTAGGATTCGCTATTCATGTTACCCTTAGCTCGGTTAATAAAGCGTGGAGAGAGCAGAAGGCAGATCACGTCATCTTCTGCCTTGAAGGTCGTTCGTGGCGTAAAGACTTTTATAAGCCTTACAAAGCTAATCGTGCAGTTGCTCGTGCAGCCCTCACGGAATCAGAGGCGGAGGAAGATCGTTTATTTTGGGAAGCCTTTGACGACCTCAAACTATTTCTTAGTGAAAAAACTAATTGCACAGTTCTTCAGCACCCAGAGCTTGAAGCCGACGACTTGGTGGCCGGGTGGATACAATCACATCCGAATGATCACCACACCATTGTCTCTTCCGATACAGACTTCCATCAGTTACTTGCGCCGAATGTTAATCAGTACAACGGCATCGCGGACGAGCTCCACACACTCGAAGGCATCTTGGACAAAAAAGGAAAACCAGTAATTGATAAAAAAACTAAACTTCCTAAAGTCATACCTGATCCATCCTGGATACTTTTTGAGAAATGTATGCGGGGTGATCCGACTGATAACATCTTCTCGGCTTATCCGGGTGTTAGAACTAAAGGTAGTAAGAACAAAGTGGGACTCACTGAAGCTTACGAAGATCGTAACAAGCAGGGTTTTAACTGGAACAATCTTATGTTACAACGATGGACTGACCATGAGGGCGTGGAGCACCGTGTTATTGACGACTTCAATCGTAACGTGACACTGGTTGATTTAAAAGCACAGCCTGAAGAGATTAAAGCAAAGATCGCAGAAACTATTGCTACAGGCAGTGTACCAAAAAGTGTATCACAAGTGGGCACCAAGTTTCTCAAGTTCTGCGGCAAGTATGAACTAAACAAACTCAGCGAACATGCAACAAACTATAGTGAATTTTTAAGTGCGGAGTATCCAAAATGAGAAAAGAATTTGAACATCTAGCATTACTGGCCGGTGGCAGTCACTATCCACAAGTGGGCGGCAACAATCTTGAATTGTTTGGTCGATTACTAGTAGAGAATTGCGTTGAAGTTGTTGGTGCAAGAACTATCAACGATGAACGCACTGAATGGGAAAACGGCTACAATGCAGCACTGAGAAAAGTGGCTTTCGACCTTAAACAGAAATATGGAATAGAATGACCACCTGGCTAGTATTATCATTATTATTTGTCAAACACTTCCTAGCGGATTTTGTTTGGCAATCTCGTCGTATGCTTAAAGACAAAGGACACTATGGTAGACTTGGTGGATTTGAACACGCAGGTTTACATGCTGCCTTGACTTATGCTATACTAATGCACTTCCTAACTCCACAGGCTTGTTTAATGTTGGCCTTGTTTGATGCTTTTGTACACTACCATATTGATTGGGTCAAGGTACGTGCCAGTGTAAGACTAACACCCGAGGATCACTGGTACTGGGTATGGTTGGGATTGGATCAACTGCTGCATGCAATGACTTATCTAGTTATTGCTTTCGTCGCAGCAATATTAATGACGGAGGCGATATGATTAGAAGCATAAACGCTGGAGCTCATATTGTTGTATCAGACGGTTATCCACATAGACCAAATATCAGTCCCGGCGCACAAAGTGCTGGTATGGTTAGATACAATACTAATACGGATAATTTAGAAGTGTATGATGGTATTGGTTGGCAACCCATTGGTACAGCACATCCAACTGTAGACTTGTCGCCATTGGCAAGACAAGCAGTGGATTGGGCTGTGCGTAAACAACGTGAAGAAGATGAACTTGAAGCATTAATGAAAAAGCATCCTGGATTGAGAGAGTTACACAACCAGTTAGAAATGATGAAGATACTATGTCAAGAAGAGAGCGAGTCAAAATAATGAAACTGAGACGTTGGTTATTAAAATGGTTATCACAAACTGAAGATGAGGGTAGAGTCTATTCTGTTGTTTCTAATGACATTATTGCATCAGCACCAATAAGACCAAGTGCAGATGGTTTAAATTTTGTATTGTATCCAGCAGTGGGCGGACACATACTCGAGTGTAGACACTACGATCGTAGAACAGACTCTAACAACAATACATTGTACATGATACACGAAGACGAAGACTTTGCTCAACAAGTGGCCAAGTCTATTATGTTGGAGATGATGAAACAATGAGTGGCTTGTCAGGCACATATAATATGTCACAGGGTGGTATATCGCCAATCACTATAGGTGATGTTACAGGAAACACAAAAAAGTTTCCCAATCACAAAGTCGCAATCAACATCTATGGTGCTCAAGGTGGGTACATTGTTGAAATAGGTAAAGGTGGTTATGGTAACGAAGGGGAATTACATATCATACCAGAAACAGAAGATTTTGATCGAGCACTAGGCAAGATAATAACGCAACACCAACTAAAGCAAACATGATTAATATGGCAGACAGAATTGCAAAACCAGTAGTTAAGAACAAGTTCTGGGTTGTGGAAGACCAAGGACATAGAGTAGCTACTATCCAAGCCGTTGAGGATGGCGGTTTTGTTTACGTACACGATGATCAAAGAGAACGGTTTACTTCAATTAAAATATTAAGTAAACAGTATAACATTACCTTTGATAAAGTTAATAAAAAATCAGCCAAGATAACAGGTAACAACATACATGGCTATCCAACACAGGCCAAACCACATAACGAATTGTATGATGTAACTAGACGCTTGCCTGTTTATACCAAGACAGCAAAGAGCAAAAGTTACTTCTGTGCAGGATATTATATTGTTCAATTTGAAAGTCACTGGGCCAAAGCATATTGCCCTAAACTTATTACATTGAATAGATATCCATTCCGTGGACCGTTTGCCACACAAGAAGAAATGTTACAAGAACTAAGGAAACAAAATGGACAGTAATCTAAGCATACACGTAAGAATGTTTAACGACAAAGTACGTGCCCTAAATCAAAGTGGGAAAAAAGAACTTATACTGAGTGCTGCAGAAGCACGTAATCTACATTCAGATATCTTTGAACTGTTGACACATATTGCCCAAATCAGCGGAGAAACTGGTGGAGGACAAGGAGAAAGTGTAAATATCGTCATGGATGGCGGTGGTTTCAAGTAATATACGCAGATATTGAGATAAATAAATGTATTAGGAATTCAACCAATGAGTCGACCAAAACCTACTGTGCTACTGGAGCACGTAAACAAAACAAATTACAAGAGTGACCAGATTCTAAGTTCAGAAGGAATTTGGGCAGTTTATTACGACTCCAAACCCATCAACTTAAAGACACACAATATCTTGGTCAGCTACCCTGGACCAAAGTACAAAAAGGTCAGTTTCAGTAACAGCGGTCACGCTATCAATCTTTGCAAAAAACTTAACACACTATTCAAGACTGACAAGTTTGAAGTTGTGTTACTTGCCCAAGGCGAAACTGTATTCACACAGAAGAAGCCTGCTGCCTAGTGTGTTGCAAGCGCATTGGCAACAAACGATTCCCGCACTTGCACAGTTCTCAAAAGAACTTGTATGGTTCAATCCATTAAATCCAAATAGTCTACGCCTGACCAAATATGGCCTAGCAGCTATACCCAGAAAAGAATATCAGTCACACACAATCAACTTGGTTGAAAAGATAAAGCCAGGACACTACCTGTTACTTGAACGTGCCATGCCTGCACCTTACTACATAAAGAAGATGGACCAAATATACGTGTTCGACGAACAAGTTGCAATTATGCTAACCTTACATGCTGGCGACTTGCAAACTTGTTTGTCCAATATGCTTAAATATCGTTGACATTATTGAATGTTTGTTATATAATTTTGAAACTTAATAGCAATTAATACTGTGTATCGTACACAACTTTTAATTGTTATTGGTAGA